TGATTGGGAACACCTTAAGAACGATAAGAGTTGGTCTAATCGTGAACAAGCTAAATATTATTTGAAATTAATTAACGAAAACAAATGAACAAATTAGAAGAATTAAAAAATAGTGAGGGTAGGTATAATCGTCTTGAATATGCTAAGTCTACGGGTGATTGGAATCACCTTAAGGATGATGAAAACTGGTTGAATCGCCGAGAGTATGCTAAGGCGACTGGTGATTGGAATCACCTTAAGGATGATGAAAACTGGTTGAATCGTCTTGCGTATGCACAAGCTACCGGGGATTGGCAACACTTGAAAAACGATGAAGATAGTGATAATCGTCGAGAATACGCACAGGCTACCGGGGATTGGCAACACTTGAAAAACGATGAGGAAAGGTCTAATCGTAACGAAGCCGAACATTATTTACAATTAATTAACGAATAAAAATGAAAGACGAACAAAAAAAAATTATTGCTCAAAATATTAAAAAATATAGACGGGCTAAAGGTATTACAGGGTTTGATTTATCCAGATTAATAAGTAAGCACATCAAGTATATATCGAATGTAGAATCTGGCAGACATACAGTAAGTGCTGATACACTTATTGCATTGTGTGATATACTAGGTGTAGACATTAATAATTTAACGAAAACAAATGAATAAAAAACTAGAACTATTGAACATTATTAAGGAGCGAATTGAATACTCACGATTAGACGATAAATCTACACGTGAAGTGTTGAAGATTATATCAGAGGTAGAATCAGATATAAGACACTTGATTGAAGGGGCAATTATCAATGAAAAGTTCCAAAAAGAACATGGAGCTTTCGATGAAGAATTGGAAAATGAAGATGTAGAAGCACATAACACAGAAATTAAGCATAAAGAGGATTATTACGGCTTTGACTTTCGTCCATTTGACTCAAAAGAAACGAACACATGAATAGAGTACGGACTTAGTGAATTTTCCAACAATTAATAATTGCCAAAATAATATTTATATGTTATGTTTTGGTTAATCCATATATTGGGTTAAACTACAATAGGACAAGGGGTAACCTTTGTCTTTTTGGTTATATATAAAAAAGTATAAATAATACTTGATTATCTATCCAACACGTGGTATTATATATATGTAGCTTAATCTAGCTACAATATAGTTTAACAAAATAATATGGAAAAAAGAGAAAAAGTAGCAGGTAGTATTGTTATAGTATTACTTGTATTATTTGGAGCGTTTAGTACGTTTAATTTCGCTTCACAACCTAAAGTCAGTGCTGGTGAAGTGGTACAAGGGGACAAGCAAGATTTGTTTTTATCTGCACAGAATCTTTGTGCGAGTAAAAAACAAGAAAGCCTAGATAATATCGTTAACGGAACAGGTTCAGCTGAACAATTGGGGAGAGTAATTGACCAATTATCTACTGATGACGGTTGTTTTAGATTTACCGCAGAGGTGCTTTTGGCAGAAACACAAGTAAAGAAATAGAGGGGGAGAATGAAGAAGTGGTGAACACCCCCACCACTAAAGCAGAAGTAAAACCAGTAGCACAGGCAGAAGTTGCACCAGTAGTTGTAACTAATCAACATATTAGTGTTGATTTAGATAAATTAGCGTATGCGGTTGCTATGGCAGAAACTAAAAATTGTACACGTGGTATGGGTTTATCTCGTAACAATGCGTTTGGCATAATGACATGGGAAAGAGGGTTTAGAGAGGGACGTACTTATGCGAAGTGTGAAGATAGTTATGCAGATTTTAAAAAAATATGGGCTAAATATTATGGAGGATTTCCAACATGGGAAATGGCTAATCGCTGGACAGGTTCTGATAATGTTCAGACGTGGCTTGATAATGTAACTTTTTATTATTACAATTAAGACATGGATAATTAACCCTTGTGTTTATGGAGATATGGAAATCTGTAATTGGATATGAAGGAAGATATGAAGTTAGCAATTTAGGACGTGTTAGGTCTTTAAATAGAAAAACAGCTCATAAAAATTTTGTCGCTTATAGAAAAGGAAAGGTTATGAGCCAGTCTTTAGATAAAGATGGTTACTTATTACTTAGATTATGTAATGGAAGATGTTTAATGAAAAAAGTACATAGGTTAGTTGCTATGGCATTTATTCCTAATCCAAAAAACAAACCTTGTATTAATCATATAGATAACAACCCAAGTAACAACCATGTTAATAATTTAGAATGGGTTACCTATAAAGAAAACTCAATTTATAGAGATAAACAAGGAAGAAATGGGTCTTGGAGGAGATATAGACCAGTTATTCAGTTTACAGTAGATAATAAAAAAATTGCAGAGTATAAAAGCATAAAATCTGCCGTCCATGAAACTGGAATTGTTACTATAAGCGATGCTTTAAAAGGTAGGCAACACACTGCAGGGGGGTATATATGGGAATATAAATAGAATTGTTAACCAATACTACAATGCATAGATTATATAAGATATACAACGGTCATTTATATAGAGTTAAGGATATGGAGTACTTCCGTGATAGAATTGATAAATATAAAGAGGATTACGAGACAACTTTTGAGAAAATGGCTTTTGAGATGATAATAACAGCTAATCAATTGTTGTCCGTACGGAACGGAAAAGTAAAACATTCTCAACCTCATACAGCTATTAGTTTTGCTGAATTATTGCCAGATAATGAATACATAGATTTCTTAGTCAAGGTTGGTTGTTTAGACCTTTCAACTGAAGAATTAACAAAGTTAAAACAAGATTTTATAGCTTTAAATAAAGCAGAAAAAGAAAAGAAACAACATAAATTAAATTTAATAAAATTAAAATATGCAAAAAACTAAAGCGTATAAACGCATGGATTTACACGCAACCATGCGTAGATTATACAGAAAATATAAAGATAAATACGTTTGTTCGATTGATAAGGATTTTAGACTATACAATGGTCACTACATTATATTAGTTGCGAATCAATCAACAACGAAAAAGGCTATATACAGTGTGTCATTAATACAACATGAAACAGGTAAGATATGTCATGAAGTTATGACGTATTCTATGGTGCAAGCAGGTGAGGTAGTAGATACAATGGTGCAAAATTATTTTAATTAATACAAAAATGAATAAAAGAAAATACATAATAGACGGTGTAGAGTTACATTTGTCTAACAAACAAATACAAGAATTAGTGAGACAATCGGAGTCACGAAGCCGACTTTGATATAATCGCTAATTATTTATATAATTTAAAAGAAAATGATTAAATTACAAAAAACTTTAGATAAGTTAAAACAAGAAATTGTTTCTAACATCTATATGTCAGAAGATAGATTAATAATACAAACTAAAAATAAAATTGCATTGTTTACCGTATGGGGTGATTGTTGCTCAAATTCATATTTTTATGATTTTATAGGGGTAAAAGATTTGTTAAATAAACAAATTGTATCAATAGAAGAAGTTGGATTAACACCGTCTGACATTATTGAAGATCCAGAATATTCTGGATGTAAAAAAGATAAAAAATGCTCTGATGAAGATATCGAAGTCTACGGATATCAGATAAATTATTTAGACCCAAAGTTTGGAGACAGAACGGCAGTTTTTAGTTTTAGAAATTATTCTAACGGCTATTATGGGGGGTGGATGGACGGCGAAATAATAGATAAATTACCTGATAATTTGCCACCATTAATAATTGAAAATGTTTTAGAGACTCAAGCAGAATAATTTAATACAATATAACCAAAAAACAAATGTGTGAATCAAGAGAGCAAGAACAATACTTTGAAGACCAAGCTAGAAAAGAGTGGGAGCAAGAACAATATCTTGAAGAACAAGAATTAGAAGAATTAGAACGTCAAGAATCAATAAACAAAGAATCAAATGACAAATAAAATAAGAGTGGGAGGGTTTACTATAGAACTAGATACTCAAGAGTTGACAACTAGTGATAATACACCAGTTGCTCAACAATTAGAAAGTATAAAGAGGTTGGAATCGCTTATTATGGAGTGCGAAAAGACAGACAGCGTGAAGGTCGATATGTTGAAGTTAGTTGATAGATATAAAAAAATAATACTTAACACAATTGATAATGGGTAATAAAATGAAATATGATCCAAGACCAGGGTATATTGTGGTTAAACAACTTAATGACACAACAGCATCAGGCATACATATATCTAGCGAAAAAAAATATACTAATCACGGAGTAGTGGTTGCAGTGGGTGATGTAGAGGATAATTACACTCTCGATACTCACATATATTTTCTAAATCAAGCACACGAAATTATACATGATGAAGATAATATATATCATTTTGTGCCTATTGATCATGTTGCTTTTATGAGAATTTAACTAAATAATCTAAAGCTAAAAAAGAACAATTAATTAGGCATATAAAGCTACTTATAGGTATGACGGATTTGATTTAAGTGATTGTTTTAATATTTAAGTTAGTTTAAAAAACTAAAATATGTTAAAATCATAATAGATTTAACGCATATATTATGCCACAAGGTAAAGGGACATATGGGTCAAAAAAAGGAAGACCTTCAAAAAAACAAATGGAGAAAATGATGGAGAAAAAACCAAAGCTAGAAAGAAAATCTAAAATGATCATGCCTATGGTTTCAATTATGTTTGGTAAAAAGAAAAAATAATATGTCTATGTTAGATACAGCTCTTAAGGAAGCCGATTTCCCTTTTGATAAAATCAATGAGTATAATCCTTTAGTAGTTATTGCTTTAACTGAAACGATTAAAAAAGTGTACAACAAATTAAAGAAACAAAACAAAAAAGTATCTAGGCAAAAATTAATGAATCAAGCGGTTAAAGTTGTATATAATGATTGCCAAAAAGTATAAATTAGAAATATCAGTGATACTAGACAAAGATAATATAGATTTTGTCTATAATGTCTTATCAGCCACTATACAAAAATTGTATGATTCACAATTGATTGTAAGTGGCTTTTGCACGTCGTATGATTATGGCGTAGATTTGCCACCAAGTATAACCATGGGGTACGAAGATATGGACGATGTAGATATCATTTGTGCAGGTGGATTTATTATAGTATAATAACTATAGAATTAATCAGGGCAACATGATGCAGAAAAAAGGTAATTTATCAGAAAAAGAACGTCGTTTTTGTTTACATTATTTTAAAACTGGCAACGCAACAGAAGCCTCTAAAGTAGCAGGGTATAATTGTAGTAATGATTTACGGCATGCTGATAATGGTTGCAATGTTTTAAAGCGTCCAAAAATTGCAAAACACTTGACTGCATTAAGAGAAGAAGAAGCTAAACGTGTGAAAGTTGATATACAATATGTAACTAATGGTATTGTTGAGATTATCAACATAGGAAAAGAAACAGGTCAAATAAATGTCGCCCTTAAAGGGTACGAGCTAATTGGCAAGCACTTAGGCTATTTTGAGAAGGACAATAAGAGAGTATTTATGCATAATATCAATAAGATAGCTCAAGCCACTGATGATGAATTAATGGATATTATAGGTGAGTTAACAATATGAACGATTTAAAACATGCAGCAGTAAGAGAAACTGCTATCAGAGTTTTAGAAAAAAGACATGAAGATAAAAGAGAAAACCTTTTATCGTTTATTGAGTTCTTTTTTGCTAATGAAATAAACAAGCCGTTTCAAATGAACTGGCATTATGAGTTAATAGCACAAAAGCTAACAGAGGTGCTAAAGGGTAAATGTAATAGATTGATTATTAACATTCCACCTGGTACTGGTAAAACAGAATTAGTGACTAAATGTTTTCCAACATGGGCTTTAGGTAAACGTCCAGATTTGCAAATCATAGCTAGCGGTTATTCAGCTAATCTTACACAGTCATTCGGTAGTCAAGCCAGAGATTATTATAATTCTAATACGTACAAATTAATATTCCCTCGTAGACCAAGTCTTAGAGACGATCAAAACACAAAAGCGTTGTGGAAGAATGTAGACGGTGGACAATATTTAGCTACTGGGGTAGGGGGAACAATCACTGGACAAAGGGCTAATATATTTATTATCGATGATCCAATAAAACCAGATGAAGCGAATTCTGACATAAAACGTGAAGCAGTCAATAGATGGTTTGATAACACTGTGATGTCTAGGTTGTTTAATCCTGAGAAAGATGCGGTTATTATAATCATGCAAAGAACGCATGAAAATGATTTGTGCGGTTATTTAATGGACAAAGCTAAGATAGGCGGTATGCAGTGGGACACAGTAATAGTACCAGCGATAGCTACGCATGATGAAGACCACCGTAAAGCAGGCGAACCTATACATCCTGAAAGGTTTCCTTTGTCGGCTTTAGAATTGATAAGAAGTAATAATCCTGCGGTGTTTTCTACTCAATATCAGCAAGAACCAACTAATAAAGATGCTCAAGAATTTCATGAAGAATTTTTTAGATATTATGAAGAAATACCAAAAGGGCTTAGAGTGTTTACGGTTGTTGATCCAGGATTCAAGACAAAAGACCATAATGACCCAACGTGCATACTTACAGGCGGATTTGATACAGAGGGGAAAATGTATGTATTGGAATATTCTAATATACGTATGCAGGCTAGTGATGTAATTAATAAAATTATATATCATGCTAACAAATGGAAACCAGAAAAAATAGGGGTAGAAGCGTATCAAGCACAAACAGTGTTGGGTCAATTTCTTAAACAGGCTTTACGTGAAAAAAACATATATACAATCGTTGAAGAATTAACACAAAAAGGAAGTAAAGAGGAGAAGATTAGAAAGTTAGATTATCCTATCCGTAATGGACTTATATATTGGCGACAAGATATGTATGACATAGAACACCAGCTAAAAACATTTCCGAGGGGTAGACATGATGATGTTATAGATGCGTTACAGATGTTATTTTCGGTTTATCATATTAAACCAACTAATCAACCAACTAATCAGGACTTCAAGATTCAATATGATTCTTTGGGTAGACCAATGGTGAATTCATTTGCCGAAAGCTTAATAAAGTGGTAAAGTTAAATTAAATAAAACTACACTAGGGCGGTATAGTTTATATGAGAAAACCAAAAGATGATATTCTACAACGTGCCGTTCAAATGGTTAAAAAAACCAAGACTTTATACGAACAAAAAAACAGTAAACGAAAAGAACAACTAGCAGAGATATACGAAGAAACAATGAGTTACCAAGGGGTAAAAGAGGCCGATTGGGACTCTGTATTAAAGGTAAATTACGCAAACCAAGTGGAACAAACTGTTACTAGTCGTATTACAGCTAGAAGTCCTAAATTTATTGTTTCATTAAAAGATTCAGCTAAAAAAATAGCTTCAATGTATTATCCTGCATCGGATAAATCTAGTCCAGAATATCTAAGAATGGTGAAACAAGTTGAGGAGTGGTCTACAAGTATACAAGAATATCTTAATACCTTGTTTGATTCATATTATTACAATGCAGCACTTAGACGAATAGCTAAATCTTTAGTTAGGTATGGTAATGCTTATGGTATGGTACAATATCAAGTTGATACATACGCAAACTACAAAGAGGGGAAAATTAACAGACAAACAGCTGATGAATACCCTATGTTGTTTGATATATCATGGAGGGATGTTTGGTTAGATCCAAGGTTTCCACAAATTGCTGATTCACCTGCTGTAATACGTACACGAAAAAATGTGAGATTATCAGAGCTTTACAGTTTTGATGATTTATTTAATTTAGACGAAATTAAAAACATGAGGTCAAGTGATATATCTACACGATCAGAAGATCAAAAAGTATTATCTCTATTCTCAGACAATATTCAGGAAAACGTGGAACAAAACAATCAAACATCAGCTTTTACTGTTGATATGTTTTATGGGTATTTTAGTGAAAGTGGTGAGGTAAAAGATGAAAAAATCTATGAGATATGGACAGTAAACGGTAATGTATGTATTAAGCTAAAAGAAGTACCAAAAATACCAGTTAACTCAGTAACTTGCTTTGAAGATCCAGAACAACATTACGGTATAGGATATGTTGAACCGATACTGGGACTACAGAGAGAATACAACTTTAAAATGAATTCTAGTATTCAGTTTATCAATACAAACCTAAACAAATCATGGTTTTATGATCCAGCTAGTGGGATTGATCCAAGAGCATTAGCTAATGCTTCCGCACCTGGTGCAATTATACAAGCAACTAATGGTATGGAGATGGCACTTAATGGATTGCGAGAAATACCTAGGTCACCTATTGATTCATCTTATTTCAGTCAACAAAATGAGATTAAAGCTGATATTCAATCATTATCATTTACTATTGATAGTGGCAATCCAATGAGTAGAGCGGGAAGTACTGATACAGCAACGGCGGTAAGAGCTAAGTTTTACGAGGTGTCCTCTGTCTATTCTGACACACTTAAACATTTTGAAGAATTTTTAACTCGTATAGCTTATGATATATTAGATTGTGTAGCTATGAATGCAGAGAATGATGTAGTAGTTAAGCATTTGGGAAATGGTGATTATAAGTGGGCTAAGCCAGAAGTGTTTAAGGATGGTCCGTTGAGATATGCTATCAGAGTAGAAGTTGGTTCTTCTTCTTTTGACTCTATTGAGAATAGAAGGGAAGATGCTCTAGCTAAATTTGCTGTGTTAGAAAGAGCTGCAGGAGCTGGAGTAAATGTAGATTTTGCCGCAGCATTAAAAGATATACTAGGAACCTTTGAAGGAATTAATGTAGATAAGTATATTAAATCTGATTTAGATATTGGTGATATAGTAGGAGGCGGAAACCCTCCTTTAGAACAACAACTTAATCCAGAACAACCAGGACTAGGTAATGTAGCAGAGTTAACTCAACAAGTAGTACAAGGTAACCTCCAAAACAATGTTTAATTTGTTTCAAAATAAAAATATTAGAAGTGATAAGCTTAATAGACAATATGAAATTCTTTTGGAATCTATTCAAGAAATTAAAAACACAAAAGGTTTTCAAGAATTAATTAATCATTGGGAAAATTTATACAATGCTATTGAGGTTAAAATAGACAATTCTACATGCCCAAAAGAAGTATATAATTTAACACGTGAACGTGCAGTAATAAGGAAGCATTATTTATTTATGAAGAATTTAGCAGACGGGAATATTTCGACCGAGGGGAGATAACTATTGCCCTAGTGGCTCCTCTCGGTTGGCATATTGCCAAAAACATATAACCAAAATAAAATGAACGACAACGTTTTCGATAACCAAACCCTCTCAGAGGATAATTTGAATATCAACGCCGATCAACAAGCAACAACACCCCCACAAGAGGACAAGGTATTGTTGGCAGGGAAGTTTCAAGATCGAGATAAACTTGAAAAATCTACTGTAGAATTGTTCCGTAAAGTAGAAGGAAAAGATCCTACACCATCAGAAAAGTTAGCATTTAAGAATATGCCTGATGAAGTCCTAGAAGGATTTTATAAGGAGATTGAGTCGGATTTTACACGGTTACGTCAACAAGGCGAGCTAGCTGTAGAAGAAGATGAAGAAACGATGCAGATGAAACAAGCCCTAAAAAACTTAGGCTTTGTGTCACGTGATGAATTGGATAAACAGAAATACGAGCAAGAACAAATTGATTTGTACCTTGCCCAAGATCCAACTGCTAAGGATAGATTGAATCTTATTCAAGTCCTAAAAGACACAAATGAATTTGCTAATAAATCTATACCTGAAATTGATATGTTTATTAAGGAAAATGCAGGGTTAAGACCAGCAACAGGCGGTAAAGCACCAAGTAAACCTACACAACTAGGTGATAATATGAATGCTAAACCAACTAATCCTGTAGATATGTCAGACGAACAATTCATGCAACTATTCGGTTAATGTTAAGGAATATGCTAAGTAATAATTAATAATAAACTTAGTATGAGTAATTCATTGACAGCTTTTAACCCAGCTTATTGGGCTAAAACAATGCAAATTTTGCATAAAAAAAGTGCTATTTATAGACAATTTACAAATTTTAGAGGTGAAGCGGTTCTTAAAGATGGTGATACATTTAACAGACCACTACCAAGTTCTACTTATGTACAACCGTATGCTTTAGGTTCTGATATGGATGTACAAGATATTACATCTACACAAGAATCCTTACAAGTTAACAAAAAAGCAGCAGCATTATTCTCAGTAGATGATGTTGAGGAGGCTCAATCGCATTACAATATCATGGCTCAATATGGTAAAGATGCCATGATTAACATTACTAATGTAATGGATGCTGATGTACAATTTGAAGCTATCAATGCTACTTCTGTAATTGACATGGGTGACTTTGGTGGAACTTCAGGTAACGCAATTGATTTTAATGGTGGAAATGCTTTTGATGTATTTTCTAAAGTGTTTGAGAAGTTAGCTGACCAAAATGTAGAGTTAAGCAATTTATTCGGTTGTATTTCTCCTCAAGAATGGTCAGTAATTAATTCTCAAGTTGGTTCTAGAGCTACAGCTTTTGGTGATAAAATAACTAAAGATGGTTTTACTGGGAATATGATTGCCTACAATGGTATGGATCAATTCTTGACTAACAACTATACATCTTCTCAAGTACTAAACCTTGCAACTAATCCAACAAATGGAGATACAGTAGTATTGTCTTATGTATCACCTACTGGTGTAAAAACTAACACTTATACTTTTGTATCTACAATTGGTTCAACTGCTGGTAACGTATTGATTGGTGCTAGTGCGGATGCTACTAGAGCTAACTTAGTGTCAGCTATTAACAATCCTGCATTAACTAATGCTAATCACGTTGCTCTTACTGGTCAAAACCAAAAAGAAGCAGTGTTGAAATTCTCTGCAGTTAACGATGATACAGCAAATACAGCTACTATCTACTATAAAGGTGGAAAATTGACTGTATCTGAAACATTAACTGCTGCAGCTGATGGATTTGATGCTGATAAAGCGACTAAACATTTATTGTTTGGTAGAAAAGGGGCGATTGACATGATCAATCAAATCGCACCAACTGTAAGGTCTACTGAAATACCTTTACAATTTGGTATGTACGTAAAACTACTATCTCTATACGGAATTAAAACGTATGATGACGGTGCTAAACAATTAGTAGATATCAGATTAAAATTAAAATAATACTTTAGTTTAAGGGGTGTTATATACACCCCACCCTATATTAATTTAATTTATAATCATGAATAATCGAAGGAATGTTGCTACATTATTAGAATACAGAGATATTGATGTACAGGGTGTAGTTAGACCGCAAGGTTTAGAACTACAAGGCGTACAAACATTAACAGGTGCTGGAGCAGTTGATTTACTTAGTCCTATCACTCACTTAGTTACTACTGGAGCAAATGCTCTTACTTTAGCAGATGGTGAAGATGGTCAAGTAAAATACATTGTAATGAAAACAGACGGTGGAGATGGAACTCTTACACCAGCTAATCTAGGCAATGGAACTACTCTAACATTTGATGCTGCAGGTGAATCAGCACATTTAATATTCACTAATGGAAATTGGTATTTTATGGGAGGAACTGCAACCCTTGCATAACCGATAGAGGGGGATTTCCCCCTTTATTTAATTTAAATATAATTGTATAATATGAATGATAAAAAAACAGTGTTAGTAATACACAAACCAACAGGTGAAGAACGTTTAATTTGGTTAGACAGGTTTAATTCAGAAATACATGAATTGGCAAGTCAACACGAAGAAAAAAAACCAAAGACAAGAAAAACAAAAAAAAGCTAGGGCAACTAATTTAATTAAAAACTATGTCAAAATTAGATGTCTTAAAAAAAGATTTACGCGCACAAAGTGAGTTACAACCGTCTTTACAGGGTGTAGTTGCTACTGGATATGGTTTAGCTATACCATTAGGGAATTATGCCTCTATTAAGTTAAACATTCTAGCAGCTAGTGTTACATCAGGCGGAACATTTAAGATTTGGGTGAGTGATCAATACGAAAAACCAGATTTTACTGCAGCATTATCTGCAACTAATAGATATTATCAGTCAGCGGTTATTCCAGTAGGTTCAACAACAGCTGATCCTTTAACGGATATTACTATATCAGCAAATGGACTTACAGCATATGAGTTAAACACAAACGGTGTAATGTGGGTATGTATTGAGTTAGATGCCAGAACGGATGGGACATACAGTGCTTGGGCAAAAGGATATAACCTATAATGAATCATGGTATTAATTACCCCAGTTAAAAAAATACATATAGGTAAAGGTAGAAACTTTGGTGGAGGCGGAACCCCACCAGTTCCAGATAATGTTATCCGTGTTAAGTTCTATGGAACAAGTTTCACTTGGGCCTTAAGGAATAATACAGCTAATTACACTGTTGATTATGGTGATAGCACTACATATAATGGTGTATCAGGGTCAGGGTTGACGACTCAAACTAAGACTTATTCATCGGCTGGATTTTACGATGTTGATTTTATCTTCAACGATATTAACGATGTTACAAGGTTCGAATTATCTAACTTTGATGCTGGCGGATATGTAACAGATATAATTAATCTTGAGGATAATGATGTGATGAATAGATTAATTATATCGAATAACGATATAAGAATGCCTCAATTAACTATTACTGGAGTGATACCTAATTCTTCACCGAGACACGAACTTCATGAAACCAATATTGTGCGAGCTGATTATTCAGGAGCTAGCTTTTTAAATAACTTAACTTTTTTAGCTAATAATTGTGATGAATTAGTTGAATTATTGTTACCAAGTCTTACTGGTGATGGTAATACACTCCGTACTAGAGACAATCCTAAGATTACAAGCTTAGATATGACAGGTGAAGGAATATATGCTTATGGTGCATATGATATTGGAGGTTGTCCGTTGCTTGAGACTGTAACATTTTCTGCAACAGAAAATAACACACGTGACGTAGTTATTACGGCTAATAATCTAACAAGTGCAACAGGAACACTGGATTTACGGCGGTTTAAACGCTTACGCTCGATTGTTAATCTTAATACCAACACGTGGGATGAGATATTATTCCCTGTATTATCAGGTAGTGGTTTGGATATAACCAGCCTTTTAACTAATAATAGTGATAATATTACAGAATTAGATACATCAGGTTTGGGCAGTAATATATCAGGTACATTTAGGAGTCATTCTTGCCCTAAGCTAACAACCGTTCTTTTCCCTGCAACCTCTAAAAATATTACTTGTGAATTGTATAATTGCGACCTCACAGGTGCTATAAATATATCACCTATGACTGGATTGCATAACACGTTACGATTAGAGAATAATCCTAAATTAACAGGAGTTACATTTCCAAATTCTACTACTTCTACTTTTAATAATTTCTACTTCCACACTTGCAATATTACAGGTGTTTTAGATTTATCACCTGTTCAAAATCTATCTGGATTAGTTCAAGGCTATGCTAATCCATTGATGACTGAAGTTATATTGCCTGCTAGTAGCGGAGCAATAACTCAAATGTTATTCTATGATTGTTCCTTAGAGACATTCGATATTACACCACTAACAGGTACTCTTAATGGAATCAGTATAAGAGTTGATGGTTGTGCCATACCTACCTCTGATGTTAATCAGTTGCTAATTGACTTAGATACTAAGGGTTGGACAGGTGGAGTACTGAACGTATCAGGTGGAACAAATGGAGCACCTACTGGAGCTGGTATAACGGCAAGAAACAATCTAATCGGTAAGGGGTGGACTGTAACAACTAATTAATCTTAATAATATGTTTTATTTTGTACATAACAAAAATAAAGAGGTGATAATACCACCGCAAGAATTCAATGGTAGTTTCATTGGAACTCAAGCACAACTAGTAATTAAGTCTAAGTGTGAGGAAGTGGTCCAATACATGAAGGATAACGAAATACAACTAGGTTTTATTGTTAATGCTGATTGCAAGGAGCAGTACGAGAATTTCTTTAAATTAAAAGAAGAAACTATGACTGAAGAGATTGACAATATTGATTATGATGAAGAAGGTAACGAGGTTATAACTAAGCAACAACAAGAAGTGGGCACTGGTAGATACATAGTGGTTAGTTTTTTATGATGAATGAAAATGCCATAAAAACATCAATTGCTGTTATACAAACGCAAATGGATACGTTTGGGAAGAATCAATCATTCTTAATGCAAGAGATTAGCTCAATTAAGACATTGTTACAAACTGAATTAAAAGATATAAGAGGTGAATTCCATGGACATATGCAAGAACAAAGTAAAACAAACGAAATAAGGGTTAAAGAACTTTCTTTAAATACGGAACAAAAAATACAAACACTTAAAAAAGAAATAGAAGACAGACTTAAAGAAAAAGCTGATAATGTATCATATCAGTTTACGCATAAGATAGTGTGGGGTGTTGTCTCAATGTTGATACTAGGTATAGCAAATGAATTATTTAATTTAATATAACATGTCTACAACATTACAAGCATTGATATCAGAAGTGCGAGACGAGATTAAAATAGATCCAACAGGAACTATTGCGTCTAACTCACTAATTGAACAAAATCTTAATAAAGCATTACGCAAAATACAAGAAGATGTTTCTTATGATTTAGCCGAGAATGCTGAATATTTTGTCATGACAACTCAAGCAAGTGTAAGAGAATATAATCTACCTGAAGATTTTAAAAGAATGGCAGAACCGTCTTCAGTTAAATTTGGTTCTAGTACACCAGTGTATTCAAGTGACTACACCACCCTACTGGGTTTGTATGATATGAATGATCAATCAGCCATACCTACACATTATTATATTAGAAAGATAAATGCAGATTGGAAGATAGGTTTCTACCCAACACCACAAGCAAACGAAACAGCTACTATCCCGTATTTGAGACGTTTACCCGAGATGTCACACGCACAAGATAATCCACTACCGAGTGAATATGATGAGGTGATAGTGTTATATGCAGCTTATCTTACATTAAGACGTATTAGCGGTTACGAACAACAAGCTAATAGTAATTATCAAGCATACAAAGAACTAAGTAAATCATTATTAGCTAACACTCTTACTTACAATAGACATTCTTTACGTTTTGGTACACAAAGAAGAAATAAAGGAGTAAATCCAAATCCTAAAGCTATTACAGGTAACACATTTTATAACTATTAGAAATTATGAAACAAGTTAAACCTATTGTGTATAGCGACATGGTCACCATGAATACAGCTGATCCAACACTTATTCCACGTAATCATTTTGCGGATAGCCAAAATATGGTTAGACGTACCGATGGACTGTGGGAAAACCGCAAAGGTATACAGCAGTTTGGAGATAATGTCGGTAGTGGCAAGCCTATACATTCTTTGAGATTTTGGAAGACCGAAAGTGGGACAAGATATTTAACACTTGGAACTGATACGGATATATATTCTTACACAGAGGGGTCAACATACAATGATGGAACTTATACTTCTAGACAAACGCTTACATCTACTAGTCAGTGGGACTCTATAGTATATAGAGATATATTAGTATTGGGTAATGGTGTTGATAATATGTATTCAACAACAGATAATTCTACATTTACATCACGAAGTGGTAGTAGTGTTGTAAAAGCTAGTTTATTAGAAGTGGGTAATGACTTTGTATCTTTTAGTGGAATTGTAGCAGAACCAAACAAATTTTATCTTTCAGGAGGTGCACCAGCTAATCCTTGGGAATTTGACACAAACAACACGCTTAATGTAGACATAGGTAACGGTGAAAACATACAATCTATTAAATCTTTAGGAGCAAATATTGTTGTATGTAAAACAAATCAAACTTACCTTGTAGATTTAGCCTCACTTAGTAGAACAACGCTTGACTGGGCAGGTGGTTGCGAATCAAGCAGAGCGTTAGTGCAAACTCAACTCAATTCTGTATTAGTAGCAGGAAGGCAAGGTATATATGCCATAGCTAAAACTCAAATTGGCTCTAATACTTACTTTGGTAACCCAGAGAATGCACCTGTTATGTCTTTATATGACACTTGTACAGATTATAGTCAAATTAATACTGTATATGTACCAACCGAAAATTACGCATTGTTTAATTTAGATACAACCGAAAAAGGCAAAATAGTCTTAGTTAAAAATTTAGATTATGATCAGTCTGTATGGACATATTTTACTGGGGTAAACTCTAGTGATTGGACAATATATGAAGATAGTGATCAAGACAAACATGTGTTGTTTGCTGATAATGCAACTGATAAAGTTTGGGAATTGTTCAAGGATAGAAACGACAACGGAGCACCAATATTCTCAAGGTTAGCATTCAAGAAAGATGATATGGATAGTCCAGGACAATACAAAAAAGTATTACATGCAGATTTAACAGGTTTTATTTCAGAAGCTGGAGAATGGAATATAGAAATGTATAAAGATGATGAATCAGTGCCATTTTTAACACGTACTATAACTAAGAATCAGTGGACTAATGATAATTCTATTCTTATGGGACTAGGCTCTACTTCACTTGGAGCAACCTCACTTGGAGGTATGAATAATCAAACTGATGATATTGCAATTAAGCCATTCAATGTGCGAATTAATATACAACAAACACTGGAAAAACTACAAGTTGTGTTGTATAATAACCAACGAGATGTAAGAGTGGTATTTAGGGCAATGGTTGTGTACGCAGAGTTACTACCAAAAGATCACTACCCAAATAATAATATATTATAAATATGCCAAATCTTACAAGTATACCTAGACAATCATTATTTCAGACGACGTTACAGTCGCCTATTAACGCTGTACAAACTAGCGGTATTGTCTTAAGTGATGTGATAGACTTTACACCATCAGGTGTTTTTTATCTTTCTATTCTTGATCCAAGTAATCCAGAAGTAATAAGTTGTACTGGACAAAATTCCAGCGGAGAGCTAACAGGCGTAACTAGGGGGCTTGAATTAGCAGATGGAGTAGCAGGAGTTGCTACCGCACATGGGTCTGGTGTAACAATTGTATTGTCTGATCCTTTTCAGGTTTACGAAGATATACAAACAGCCGTAAATAGTAAGATAGATGAGACAGGTGGAACTTTAACAGGATTATTAGATTTTAGCGGAAGTGGTAGAATACAAGTACCAGTTTTTGCAGATGATACAGCAAGAGATGCAGCAATACCAAGTCCAGCAAATGGTCTTTTAGTGTATAATACAGCTGATGGTGAATTTCAAGCATATCAGAGTGGGGCGTGGGCAAGTGTAGCATCAGGTTCTACTCAACCAAATGCAAGCGAAACAGTAGCAGGGAAAGTAGAGTTAGCGACTCAATCGGAAGCTAACGCAGGTACTGTAACAGGTGGAACTGGTGCAAGTCTTGTTGTTACACCAGATAAACTAGCGGTGATTAACCAAAATCAAACACAAACAAGTGCTATTACCACTGGAAGCGGAGGTGTTTATGTTGCGACATTGACACCAGCACCAACAAGTTTAGTTGCTGGATTTACAATCAGAATTAAAGCAAATCATGCTAATTCAGGAAGTGCAACACTTAATGTTAATAGTTTAGGTGCGGTAGATATTAAAAAGCCTTTAGGTGAGAATTTAGAAGGAGGTGAGATCCAAGTAGATGGAGGTTATATCCTTATATATGACGGAACAAATTTTAACATATTAAACCCAAATATCGCTCCAAACAAAGGAGATTTAGTTGTAGGAAGAGGAAGTGGTGATGTAACAACTTTATCAGCTGGAAGCGATGGGCAAACAGTGATATATGATAGTGGAGAAACTAAAGGAGTAAAAACAGATTGGAAAAATCAGTTGTTGTTACTAGATTATGACGGTGTAACTGTAAGTGGAACAACAGCTAGAACAAATTTAGCAACGGTTGCTATACCTGCAAATATGTTACGAGGTAAAGCTATTGAGTTTGAAGTCTACACTTCAAGTTTAGCCGTAGGTACAGGTGATTTTTTAAATATTTTTGTACGATATGGATCAACTGATTTAATTAATTATTTAAGATCAGCTAGTGCTACTGGAAGTGCTATAATAAATATTAATGGATTGTTGTTAGGAGACACAACAAACAATCAAAAAGCAATTTTAGAATATGAAGAAAAGTTTAGCTCTACTAGCAATGCTGCTTTTGTTTATTCAAAATCTATAGGAACAGCAACAGAAGATTCAACAACTTTGTTAAATTTTACTATTGATGCACAATTTAGTGATGCAGTAGGCAGTAATTTAACTGTAGCTTATATAATAATAAAATTAATAGGATAAAATATGGCAATAAAAAGACCTTATGGATTTACCAGAACGCAACCTAAACCAACGCCAGCTCCTAAACCAGTTGTGCCTTCCGCATTGCCAACAAATAGACTACCACAAAATCAAACACCTAAACCAACAACACCACAAATTAGACTAACACCAGAACAAGAGTTTGGTGCTCCTAGAACAAATGCAAGGTTAACACCAGAGCAGGAATTTGGTACACCTAGAACGCAAAATGTTTCTATGGTAGGAGGGAATCCAACAGCTAAAGCTCCTTCTCCTATATTATCGAATACAGAAACGATTAATGGTGTAACTAAAACAACACAATCTCCAAGCTTACAGCAATTGACTAGTCAAGGTCGTATGACACCAGAACAAGAGTTCGGCACTCCTAGACCGAGTGTTAGACCAGTTACTCCAGCTCCAAGCTTAGTTGGCAGTACATCAGAAGTATCAGGTCCGACTAGACGCCAATACAGCATGGATGAAAGAATGATGATAACGCAATCAATTTTAGAAAATCAGTTGGCAGGTAAGCCTTTAACAGACGATCAAAGAGCTTTTGCTGCTGCTATGCAAACAGAGCAATTATTTGCACCACAACAACAGGTTACTCAATTTGAACAATCAGCTAAAGAACTTGAAGGCGAGTTAGAAAGAAGAAAACAAGCTTTACAACAAGAAATTGAACAAACAAGACTACAACAAGATGAAAGACGAACTAGAGAATTAGAACAGTTTGAAAGAGATATTGAACAACAATATGCTCCAGTAATTGCTAGAGCTAGAGAACAAGGAGAACAAGCTACTTCTACACAAGAAAGATTGTTAGGGGCAACTGGTGCTTTAACTGGGTCTATTGGGGTACAAGCAATGCAAAAAATAGATCAAGAAGTAACAGGAATGATTAATGCTATTGAAGCTGAAAAAAGAATGGCTATTCGAATAGAGGAAGCAAGGCGAGAAGGGGTTGACGCTGATACTATATCAGCAATGCAACAATCCTTACAAAATGTAAAAGCTCAAGCGGACGATTTAAAAATGCAAAACTTACAAACTTTATCTGCTTTACGTATGGAAGCAGAGCAAGTCGGCAATGAAAACTTAATGGGATTATTAAGTAATGCTATGGTTGAAACAACCACTGCAGGACAAAAAGCAAATGATAAATTATCTGAAGGTTTGGGGTATTTAGTTGATGACTTTGGTGCACCTATATTATCAGGAGATGGTCAAACTATACCTTATGGAGCAAGTGTAACAGCAGGGGCAAAATACCTAAATACACAACAAGATCCAATTACAGGACAATTCTTTGCAGTGAAACAAGATGCAAGCGGAAACATATTTGCTGAACCTATTATGGTAGGTAATAGTAGCAATATGGAATTTGCAGGAAACCCAAATCAAAATTCTTTAGTGGCTGAATATACACAAATATTCAATGGATCATCTATGAATGCAAACGGTGTGGATTTAGCAGGTAAAAAAGGGTCTCCTATTACAAGTTCAATTGCTGGTGAAGTTGTATTTGCTGGACCTAAAGGTGGTTGGGGTAATGTTGTTCAGGTAAGAGCAGCAGACGGAAAAATACATCAATTTGCACATTTAGATAATATCGGAGTACAAGTTGGGCAAAGAGTTAATCAATTAGCATATTTAGGGGGTATGGGTAACACTGGTAATGTATTAAAAGGAGATGGAACACCTCCTACATCAGAAGAATTAGCAGCAGGTAGAGGAACACATCTTGATTATACAGTTTATTCTTCAGATGGTTCGCCTATGGGGTTAGAAACAGCACGAATGTATGCTGGTATTGGTGAACGTCCTTTCGCTGGGCAACAAGAAGGAGGACAAGGATTAGCTTTAACGCCACAATGGCAAATTCAATCTAACTTAGATCAACAAAAAAGATCTGAAGAAATGATGAAAGAGGCAATGCAAAATCAACAAAAACAAGAAGAAACGCTTACCAAAGAAAAAAGAGAATTAATAAATTCAGGAACTGGAACAGCTTTAAAGGGAGCAACTGGATTAATTCAAAATATAGACCGTTTAATTGATTACATCGAAACAAACGGAATTGCTTATACTGGACAAAAATTAGCAGATATTAATACAATCTCTTCGCAAATCGCAGTCGACTATAAAAACGCAGCAGAACTAGGAGCTTTAGTTGGTGCCGATTGGGATTTAATAGATGCAATATCTCCACGATTTAAACTCACAAATTTAGCAAATGATATAGTATCAGGTAAAGCTAATGCAGAAAATGTATTATCAGCCCTTAGAACAGGGCGAAGTTTGGCGGAAAAAAACTACAATACAGCGAGAAACACCGTACAGCAACTATACCCTAATGTTAATGTAGATGAGTTTGCAGCGTTTGCATTACCAAATAATCAATCAACAGCAACATCCCAAAACCAAGTCTTTGGCGTAACTTTGCAAGGCAAAAATTATCAAACTAAAGCTGGTTTAACACCTGCACAATTGCAAAATTTACAAACATTGTTGGCTAATAAAGCAGGGATTGATACAGCAATACAACAAGGATTAATAACTCCAAGATAATATGAATTTAACTAAAGAACAAAAAAAAGCACTTAAAGCTTTAACTGGTGAACCACAAAAAAAAGGATTTTTTGAGGAGACTACTGGTTTAGCTAAAAAAGCAGTTGTTGGAGCTAAAGATATTGGAGTAGGAGCTGTAAAAGAAGCAACAAGAATTAGTGCTGGTGTTGCAGAAACAGTTGCTAAAATTCAAAAGCCAAGAGAAAAATTAAAACAATATGTTATTAAAGCAGTACTACCTAAATCTATTGAGGAATCAGCATACGGCACAAGCTTAGGCTTAAATCAACCAACTAGAGCTGAAAGTGCAATACAAGCTACACAAGCAATCAGAACATCACCAGCTTTACAACCTACTAATACAGCACAAAAAATAGGAGGAACCATTGTAAACGTTGCAAGTTTTGCTACGCCAGCTACACAAGCAAGTAGGGCTACACAAGCAAGTCAAGCAGTGCAAAAACTACCAGCTATAGGGCGTGGATTAGCTAACATGGCTTCACAAGGCTTAACTTCAGCTGGTACTCAACTAGCGACTTCAGGGTTAACTGATACAGAAGGAGCAAAAGCAACTGGTGTAATTACAGCAGGGGCAACTGGTGCTTTAGGTTTACTGGGGACTGTTGCTAGACCTATTACTAGATCTATAAGTAAACCTAAGACAACAAAAGAATTATTTAATTATTTACGGACATCAGCTGATGACGTTGGAATACCTAAAACAACCGTAAATAAGTTGCTCAGAGCTAATCCGCAACAAAAAAGCATATTCCAAGAAATGCAAAAAAAAGCTGTTCAACGTTCACTAGATGATACAGCGGAACAACCTATTGTCGCAATAGGTAAAAGGGTACTAAATGAATACCAAGAATTACAAAATAATACTAGGCAAGTTGGTCAATTGTTAAATAATGCAAAACAACAAATACGTAAAAATCCTACTGCAATAGATGTTAATCCTGCTAAACGATTTTTAACTCGTACTCTTGATGATTTAAATATTAAAATTGATAATAAAACAAAAGAACTTGTTTTTCCTGGATCAATTACTGGTGGGGAGCGTGAATTAATCAATACAGCTTTTACAAAAATAAATAATCTTAAAAACTCTAATCAAGCTTTAGATTTAGTTGAAGAGCTAGGCAAAAAACTAGATATTGCAAAATTAAATCAACAAGTTACAGGTAAGTCTCCAATAGATACTTTGTTTAGCACATTACGCAATAGAATTGTTAATTCAATAGGTAAAACAAACAAAGAATACGTAGATTTAAATAAAAAATATGCAGTATCTAAACAAGCCGTTGATCAGATTAAAAAAGCTTTAAAAGATACAGGGTTTTCTGATAAAGCTAGCCAAAATATAAAAGCAGCTGAAATTGTACGTCCATTGATTAATAGAAATACTAGTAGACCTACCCAACTACTTAATGACATGTACAAAGCTTTAAACATATATAAACCAAATATTTCACCGTCACAAAGACTTAAAGAAATACAAAGCCAAATTAACTTTTCGGATGTGTTAGAAAAAGTTTATGATATTAAACCGCCATCATCTTTTGTTGGGGGAATTGAAAGTGGAATTACTAAAGCAGGACAAGAAATTGCACAAGCCACTACTACACCTCAATTTACAATTTTAAATAAAATCGATAAACTGTTTGGTCGAGATAAAGTAGTTGTCGCAAAAGAAATTATAGAAACCGCACTAAAAGATATCCCACAAGTAGAAGCTAATATAGTTAATCAAGCATTAGAGAGAATTTTACCAGGTTTAATACCAGCTATAACTCAAAACATAACCTCATCACAAGCAAGTCAGATTCAACAGCAAAATCAGCCTACAGAACAAATACCCTCTATATTTACACCTTTAGATAATGTTTTACCTAATTCATCAATAACACAAGAAGAGATACCCTCTATATTTACCCCGCTGAATTAACGATTATATTTCATAATTAAAAAAGTGATTAGTTCGTCAAGAACCGCAAACAACAAAGCATAAAAAATACCAGCACCTAAACCAAAAATCTGTACAGAAATATACATTAACGCACAAATTGAAAAAATATTCATATATTAAATTAAACTATCTTAATCCTAGTATATACTTAATAAGTAGACAAGTCAATATTATTTAACAATTAAACATGAGTGAAAGATTCCTAGTAGATAATTATGAAGTGCTTTATTATGATTTTGCTAAAAAAACGTGGTATGGTGCTTGGCACTTAGGTGTAGACCTTGCGTGTAAGATAGGCGATAAGATGTATGCTGTATATGACGGTATATTGCTTGGTGTAAGCTGGGGCAATCAAGGCGGTAATTGGGTGTATTTTCTTGATGATATGGGTTATTTGCACCGTTTCGGTCATTGTGATTATGCTACTACTGACGTACCTTCTGGAAGAAAAAAAAGAGATGAGTTATTTGCAATTGCTGGTAACACTGGAAGCCTAACCACCAACCCTCACATTCACTGGGATATATTGCCTAATTGTAGCCACATCAAGACACTACAAGAGGCAATAAGCTATCATGCAAAACAACGAAACAAAGCAAAAACAATACAAGGATTGTTTGACACGTTTATTGACCCAAAACTATATAAATTAATGATAAAAGAAATGGATAAACAAGTTACTTCGGCTTGGGCAGAAGAAGCCGTAAAATGGAATAGAGATAATGGTATTATGATTGACAACAGTAAACCTCAAGACAATGTAACTAGAGAGGAACAAGCGGTAATGAATAAAAGGATGTACGACTTGATTATGCAAGAAGCTAAAAAGCTGGTATAATACAATTGCACAATTTAATTTAATATTATGGATTTACAAAGCAAAAACGGCGTAGTGTATTGGTTTTGGAGGTTAAGACGTACTGTATTATCAGATGGAACAGTTACAGAGGCTGAAAAAAGATGGGTATCTCAATTCACAGCTAAAGTAACCAATAAAGCTACTGGTGAAGTAGTAGAAGTGAACCCTCTATCTATTCTAGACGGTGACTACTTAGTACCAAGTAATCAAGATGATTTAACTTTATAATTATGACTAAATCTCGACAATTCAGCAAAGAAAATCTAATCAACACCTTGAAAGGGTTAGCAATAGCCTCAACTGGTGCTTTCGCTTTAGGTTTTCTTGATTGGTTAGGTCAAGTAGAACTTGGAGACCCTACTCTATCTATGGTAGTGTCAGCTCTAGTTCCAACTTTAATTAATATGCTTAAAGAGTTCTTACGAACTGATAAGTAGACAAGGTTAATTCTTTATGTTATAATAAAGTAAAGAAAAGTCTATATACTCGCACACGCTAGTACTAAGTATTAGCTACAATGAGATGACAATTCTAACATTCAGGGGTGCAAGAATATCTTGATTAGTCTGTACTCCTTGGTGTGTTTTATGATATAATGTATTTGTCCTTATGGGACTGTTAATATTTGTCCTAATTGGACTGTCACGCCCCTTGTATGCCTACAGCACAGGGGGTTTTATTTACAACAAAAAATACCAAATTGCGATTGGCTCGACAAAATGGTATAATAGTTTTGCATATAAACTAACAACATTATACATGCAAAATATAAATGGTCAAAATTATTACAATGCTAAAGATATAGCAGGTAAATTAAATGTATCAATTACATCAATACATAGGTTGATTCAAAATTATATTGGACATATTAAAAATAATATAATTTACACAAAGGGTGAGGGTGATTATAGGAGGTCTAGATATATTAGTGAAGAGGGTTTAGCAATTTTACTAAATATGAAAGACTCTAATAGAGGTAATCAGTTTTCAATCAATCCTAGCGTAAATGAAAATGAAAAGAACTACAAAAAACATATTGCTAAAGAAGTAATTCAACAAAACAAACCTCCTCAACAAATTGTAACGGGTGGATTAAGTGATACTGTGAGGGCATTACTTGCGGTTGTTGAACTTGCAGAAAGAAATCAAAGTGATATTAGAGAGCTACAGGGTGACGTTGCCATGCTTAAGGGGGATACTGCTAACTTCCCCATACGTAAAGGACAAAAAGATATACTTAATGAGAGAGTAAGAGCCTTGGCAATTAGAAGTCAACAACCATATCACAATATATGGAATAAACTACATGAACAAGTAGGCAGACGTTCAATTAACGAATATGTGTTTGAGGATTATCAATTAGCAATTAACATAATCAACGGTTGGATTAAAAAATTTAATTTTGATATTTAATGTTTTACCGCACAAAAGGCAATAAGTACAATAACCGCAAAACAATTATTGACGGCATTAAGTTCGACTCGCAAGCAGAGGCTACATACTATATC